GTTTGCAAGAAATGAAAAGTTAGATAAATTTTTAAAGGAGCTTGATTTGAAAGAAGGTAATATGTATATAATATTAAAACCTGAAGATGAGGGTTTTGAAATAGTAGGTGCAGATTTGCTACCTTCTGATTTAGACACATACACAGGAACACAGATGTATATTCTGTTTGCTGGTCTTATGCAAATGGCTACAACAGAACAGTCGACTGTTATGGAAAAAGGTAATAAGATGATAATGGATGAATTAGAAAGAAAACGAGAAAGAGAGATAGAGGAGAGGGGAGATAATGTCGTTGCGTTCAAGCCCAATAAAAAAGACATCAATTAAATACAAATATGATGAACAAAATATATTGAATGGTGTATATGCCTACATACAAGATACATACACACAACACTATTCAAAAAGTAATTATCAGGCAACAGAATTTATTATAGATGCTGGTCATGGTACTGGTTTCTGTATAGGAAATATTATGAAGTATGCACAGAGATATGGAAAGAAAGGTGCAAAAAAAGATCGGAGAAAGGACTTGTTAAAAATAATTCACTATGCTATAATAGCATTATTCATAGACGATAAGGAGGTCTAAATGGCAGACGATGAAAAGAAACGAGCTCACACTGAAGATGGAAAATTTAAGGCGGATAATCCTGATACTCCAGACATCAATGAGGCTTACCAACCTGTAAAATATTATCTTATGCAGGAAAACTTAGCAAATATTATCTTGCAAAAATTAGCAGGATTACCATATGCAGAGGTAAGTGACATGTTGACAGGTTTTAGAAGTATGCAACATGTTGAGGTTGATCCAGTTACCAAGACTATAATAGGTAAAGCAAAAGATGACACAGGAAAAGCCGAAACCAAAGACTAGAGCTTTGTTGGCTCAATTTACTGTTGAGCTTTCACAAGATGGGAAAGTGTACCTTGAAAATAAGTCAGTGAATCCTGAAGTTTTTAGAAAGACGATGGATGAATGGAATCAAGATTATGAAGGTACACTGTCCTTGACCAATCTTCTACGAGAATTTAAGCGAGAGTTTGAAGAATTAGTAGAAAAATCATACAAATTTATGTAAAACTGTTTCTAAAGAGAATAGAAGCTCGTACAACAAAATTGTTTATTTTTGATATTACAGTACCTGAAACATATTAAAAAGCTCTGTATGAGCATTTAAACGATTATTTTTTTTCAGAACACTTGTAAAAAGCACAAAAGCATCACTAAACCAGATGCTAGATGTAAAAATATACTTTCCACTGATATTTCTCCTATGTTACTAATTGTAGTATACACAGGAAAGTGACCTTTGTCCAATCAATAGTTTAAATGGTAAGTATTTATGTTGTAAATTATTGAGCTAACGGATTATCGTTATTGCCTACCTTGTCTAATCTACTTTCAGTTCTATCTAATCTTTTTTCAAGACTATCTACTTTAGTAGTTAATGTAGCAACAGATTCTTTTACTGGGTTAAGATTAACACTTTTCTTAGTTTTAGCTTCTATCTGATCAAGACGAAGATTAAACTGCCCCCAAGTGTAAAAGCCCCCACCTATTGCGGTGATCACCCCTATAATGGTGATGTACTGTTGAAGTTTAGGTAATAAATTTTTCATATTGTCCTCCTATTTTTTGCCTACATACAAACCAAACCATGCAGCNCCTGCACCTACTATTACAGATACAAATGCTGATTGAGCACTTGTAGGGTCTGGTAATGTCATAAACCACATTGATGTTTTATAGAACATAGCTCCATATAAACTAATTAAAAGCCTAGGGAAAACTCTCCACTTGTCAAAACCTTCAGGGTTATTGTACCAAGAGACTCTTTCTACCTCTACAACTTTTACTTCTTCTTCTGCCATATTATCCTCCAAATAAATCTTCTGACTGTTCAGATACCATACCTGACAGTGTATTTATATTACTACCTAACATAATCCCATACCCAACATAGTTATCATCTATAGTGACATCTGTATATATAGCCCTAGGCTCATACCATTCTGTAGGTTGAGGTATGCTCATATCTTGGTAGGTATCAAAACCTGGCAAGTAATTCATGTAGGCAAGTAGTGTTGCTTGTCCTGCTGTATCATATGTGCCAGACTCTTGTTCTTGTTGTTGTGATTGTTCTTGTTGTGCTCTTATGTTACTAGCTACTATCTGTTCTGCTATTTGATCAGCTTCTGATGCTGTTACCATAGTACTAGTCTATACTTTCTATTTGATTATCCATAGTTGTAACTTGGACCTCAGCCATCATTGTAGAAGGTGTATTGCCTATTGCAGGCATAGGTACAAGATTAATAGATTGTAAGACAGTGTTGGTCTGTGCTTGAGATGAAGCTATCTGATCTGAAATACTAGGCGAACTAGATACAGACATAGGAGATGATGATGCACTAGAGGTATTGCTAGATACGGAAACTGTAGTGCTAGTTTGAGAAGTGCCTCCAGTTATGTTGGGGTTTATTCTTTCGAGTAGGGAATTAGTAGACGCTACTATTGATCTAATTCTGTTTCGTTTTTCTTTTTTAGTATCTTTCTCTTCATCGTCTATGTTATCTAGTAGCTCTAGTTCTTGTTCTATAAAATCATCTTCCGTAAATTCTTCTTCCTCTACTTGGTCAGGCGTTATTTCTTCTACAGACTCATCTAATGCTTGTTCTTCTTCTTCTATAGCTTGCTCTTCATTAAAGTGTTCTTCTATTACTTCAGCAAACTCTTCTTCAGTAAGTTCTTCTTCTACAAACATAAGGAAGTCTTCTTCTGTATCTATTATGTGTATTTCAAATATATCTATAACTTCAGTGTCTGTTATGTCTTCAAGAGGTATAAAACTTATCTCTTCTAAATCAGGTGCAAAAGAATCTTCAGTAAATTCAAAATGTGTATCTATAAAGATAGGCTCTTCTAAATCATATTCCTCAACAAAAAATATATCACTACTGATAGTAATAACATCATGGCTATCACCATGCTCGTTCCAATCGTCAGCAAACGTAAAAAAAGTTGTTTCTCCGTATAGGTATTCATCTTCTTCATCATATCCATAAAAATCCTCCTCATCATCATAACCATACAACATAGAGTCTGTAAGCCCTGTACCATATAAATAGTCTTCTTCTTCAGGGCTGTTTGTTAAATCATATACATCACACAATTCACTAAAATCAGAATCAATTAAACATTCAGAAGAAAGGTTACTAAAAGATTCATCAATAGCTGTACTTACACTAAAATCATCTGTCTCAATAAAGGTTGTGCTTCCAGTGTCTTCATATCTTAGGTACGTTAAAGCTTCGTTATTGCCCTGTAATCCTATCGTTATGTCGTGATTCTGTATGCGTAACTCGTCATACCTAAAAGCAATTTCATTAGTCGTTTCGTATAGTATAGCTTGAAAAGTACTTTTTAATCCATTGCTGTATTCAGAGACATTATCCCACATAATAACAAAGTACTGGTCTGTATCTGCTGTTTGTCCAAATGTTTGTATGTAGGGAGATTGGTTGCCAGATGATCTTCTAATAAAATCAGACCATGCAGGGAATACAGAGTAATTAAATGAAGTAGCAGGTAGCGTTTCCGATCTGTAATTTCTTGATCTAGGTACAGAAAAATTTGACTGGAACGTAAAGAATCCGTTCATTGATATATTTACTTGAGAAAAAGTCTGATCATAAAAAGTAAAATCGAAACCGATATTTTTTATCCCTGACATGCTATCATCGCCAAGGCTTAATCCTTGTCCAGTAGAAGTTATATCTATGAGGGGGTCAGTACCTACAGTGAAGGTGGGCGTACTAGCGTAGGCAAAACTACTGAGTAGGATTAATGATATTAGGGTTTTAAGCATATCTTTTGTGTTGGGTATTTCTTACAGAAATCATTTTTCTTGTAAGCTCTAAATTCATACCCTTTCATATCTGCTTTTATAAGATGCCAGTCAGGTCTGTCTTCTGGGTTTTGATCCCATGCTTTCTGGGCTTCAGCACCTATTTTACCTTTATACGGACAAGGACTGCCGCTTTGTTCCATCGCCCTGAAAACTTTTTCGTCTTGACAGAGTAGGGCTACAGCCGCTACCTTCATCCCCATGTCATATAGGGCTTTGGAATTTTTCAAACGTTCACAATTTTCGTCTCGTACAGATTTACCTGCTGATATACCAAATATTTGTGTCTGGACTGCTGCTGAAGCCCCTGTAGTGCATAGGTCCTGGGAATAGGACATGATGGAAGGAGCCACTGCTGAAGGTGGGGCGGTCTTAATTCTTTGTGTAACTTTCTGTGTAGCGGATGATGTGCTAGTAGAATTGTTAGTATTCACATTTTGTGAACTATTTATATTATTATTATTGTTAGTGTTCATATTCTGTGAACTTACAGTGCTTGTTGATGTGGATGTGTTTACATTATTATTACTATTTGTTGACACATTAGTATTATTTGATGTTGAGGCTACTGTACTAGTATTTGTATTAGTAACATTTTGTGTTTGAGTTATGTTCGATGTAACATCACTAGTAGATGTGCTAACATTATTATTATTATTGGTATTTGTTGCAGTACTATTTATGGTTGTATTATTGGTATTAAGGTTAGTATTGCTATTGTTGCTGGTCGTTGTATTTACATTATTATTGTTATTGGTATTTACGTTGGTATTGTTAGAAGTCACAGTAGATGTAGTCGTAGTGGTATTGGTTATATTAGAGTCTTCACCAAATGCCACACTTGTGACTATACCTAAAGCTATACCTATTATGGCATACTCTCGTAATCTCTGTATCACATCAATCTCCTATTGTGATTTTGTTATTGTAAGTTTAATTTTTTTGCTTGCTCTTCTAAAGACGCTATCTCACTTTTTTTAAGTTCAAAAGAAGTAGCATCCACTTTATCAAAGAAAGTAGGTAAACTTCCTTCATCAACTAATTCCATAAGTTTATCAAATTTTTTATCCCATGCACCTTGTCTGCCTAGTCTTTCTCCTTCAGGCATGTCACCATACACATCGCTTAGTGAAGGCATTATAGAAATAAAAAAATCTTTAAATCTTAATTTTTCTCTATAGTTTAAACTTTGACCATTGCTTATTTTATACATCATAGAAGCTGCATCTCTATTTGTTAATACTTGAACAAACATTTTAGCGTTCATGTTCGCTAGATGGGTTCTACCTGCTTGTGCTAATATCCATTTAGCTCCTACAATACCTCTCATATAAGCCCATAGATAAGATTGGTATGTAGAAAAAGAAGTAGGTGTAGGAACATTTCTTATTTTACCTTTTGTTATTTTTGAATCAGGTGTAAGTGGACCCCTTTCTAATAATTGTATACCTTTTAATGTATCAACATCTGCTTTTGCGGTAGGCATTTTAGTAAAAATATAATTTAGTATGTTTTCATTGTTATTTAGTACTTGCTGATACCCATCAGCTTCTATGTTTAATTGTTCTACCCATCCTCTTTTTTCTGTTTCAGTACCTTCTATATCAATTTTACCTGTTATTTTACGTATAGGTTTAGGAGGAACTCTTGCTGTATTACTAGCATCTCTAAACTGTCTTACTAATTGAGTTTTAGCAACATGTAATATAGCATTGTCAAAGTCTTGTTCTGTTAAAGTACCACTATAGTTATTAAAAAAACTTGTTTTTAATTCTTCAATACCTTCAGGACTTTTACTGTTTAATCTTTGGTAGAAAATGTCTAAACTTCTTTCGCCTTCTTGAATACCTAAACCTTTAAACATTATGTTTAAATTACCTTCATCTATAAGGGCTTGCTCTGTTTCTCTAATTCGCCCTCTNCTAAAAC